GGTTACGGTAAGGCTCTTCGATAGTGGCTGCTCCGTTATTCCCAATCATAGCCCTCATCGCCAAGAAAGGCGTTGAGGCTGCGATCAAGAAGTATGGCAAGACTGCCGTTAAGAAAGCGCAAGAGGCATCTAAGAACCAGCCCACGCCAAAGTATATGCGGGATCAGAAAGGCCCGTCGATTGCTGAGCGTGAGGCCGCAGCGACTGCAGCGAGGAAGACACGCAACCGTGTTGCTGCGGGCGCGGTTGGGGCTGCTGGTGCGGGGCTGACTGGTTACGAGTTGATGAAGGGCGTTGGTCGCGCTGAGATGGAGAAGAAGGGGATTAAGCCATCTGGCACCCCGCTAGAAAAATCAAAAGGAGGAATGGTCACCAAGTGGGAAACCAAGTGGGGCTAACATAGTTTGCCATATCTGCAAAGCAACATCCCGCACTTCAAGTGTTGGGTAAGACGAGAATACACACACAATCACGAGAAATACCATGGCGAGTTTTTACACGCGATGGCTATTGCGGTCACAACGATGCCGACGAGGTGCCTGAGTTTTCAGGTGATCTTTACGGGTTGTGAAGCCGATGATGATGAGAACGAGGAAAACGTCCACGGCGGTGCCATGTGGGCGAGAATGCCGATCACTGCTTTGGTTGCGGACACGCCGTTTGAGGAGTGGCCGGAGCCTATGGCAGTACATGATGCCCAGCCTTGGGATTGTTCCTCTCACACTCATGCTGTTTATGTTTTAGATCGCGCCACCCCCTGTCCCTGGATGGCCAAGATTGGTGGGAAGATGTATCCCGCGAAGTACTTGTTCACTGTGGATTACGCTGAGAATGAGATCGCTGATGATCCTGCACAGCACAAACAATCGCATGTGATGGAGTTACTTGATGCTGGCGAGTGGACAGGGAATATAGTAGCTTTGCCAAACAACCGAGTGCGCGTGACGCATCCGGCATGGTTTGAGACTGGCGACGGGGCACCTGATTTTAAGCCATCTCAGCATATTCACTACAGCAAGTCGGACTTGGATTACACGCTAGATGTGAACCGTATCTTCGATAATCTGTACGCAGACAAAGAGTAAGCCATGGCTATAGAGCGCGGTGTAGATGACGTAGATATTGACGAGCTTGATATCGAAGACAACTCAAAAGAGATTCAAGTTGGCGCGGTCACTGAAGATGAATTGATTCTTGATGGCATGGACGATGAAGATGCCATGATCATGGATGACGGCACGATGGTCTTCGGTGAACAAGAGCTTATGGGTGACATGCCCATGGCGTTTGATGCCAACCTCGCAGAAACAATGGAAAGTGCCGACCTTGGTCGAATTTATTCTGACCTGATGAGCGACATTGATGATGACCGATCTTCTCGTAAAGAGTGGATTGATCAGTACACCGAAGGCCTCAAGTTCTTGGGCATGAAGTTTGAAGACCGCACAGAGCCGTTTGACGGCGCTTCTGGCGTAGTTCACCCGCTTCTAGCCGAATCTGTCACTCAGTTCCAAGCGCAAGCCTACAAGGAAATGCTGCCCTCTGGCGGGCCTGTTAAGACCATGGTTATGGGCATGGGTACGCCGCAGACAGATTTGCAGGCTGCTCGTGTGCAGGAGTACATGAATTACCTGATCACTCAGGAGATGAAAGAGTACGATCCTGAGACTGACCAGTTGCTTTTCTATTTGCCCTTGTCTGGCAGCGCGTTCCGCAAGGTTCACTTTGACCAATCGCTGGGTCGCCCTGTATCGCGTTTCATTCCTTCTGAGAAGTTGATTGTGCCTTATGGCACCACCAGTCTTGATGATGCGGTTCGTATCACGCATGTAATTGGCATGTCGATGAACGAAGTTCGCAAGCTGCAGCAGACAGGTTTTTATCGCAAGACAAAGAGTTCTGGCGATTATGATGATGCTTCTTACTCAGATGATATTGAGGATGAGATTGATGAGCTTCAGGGCGTCAAGCCATCAGGTGGTTCTAGCGACTACGAGGCTGAGCTACTTGAGGTTCATGTAGAGCTTGATATTCCAGGCTTCGAGGATGTGGATGGCAATGGTGAAGAGACAGGAATCAAACTACCGTACATCGTCACGTTACTACCGAAACAGAACACTGTTTTATCTATTCGCAGGAACTATGTCCAAGCGGACATTATGCGCCGTCGCATTGACTACTTTGTGCATTACAAGTTTCTGCCAGGTGTTGGCTTTTATGGTTTTGGTCTGACCCACATGATTGGTGGATTGTCTCAGGCATCCACCTCGATTCTGCGTCAGTTGATCGATGCCGGTACGTTGGCCAACCTGCCCGCAGGATTCAAGGCTCGTGGCATTCGTATCCGTGATAATGATGTGCCGTTGCAGCCTGGTGAGTTCAGAGACATGGATGCGCCTGGTGGGTCATTGCGCGATGCGTTGATGCCTCTACCGTTCAAGGAACCAAGCGGCACACTGCTGCAGTTGCTGGGCATGCTGGTTGAAGCGGGCCGTCGCTTTGCTTCTGTTGGCGATATGCAGGTTGGTGATGGCAACCAAGAGGCGCCTGTTGGCACAACGATTGCGCTTCTTGAGCGTGGTAGCCGTGTAATGAGCGCGATACACAAGCGCATGCACTACAGCCAGCGAGTTGAGTTCAATATTCTTGCGCGAGTGATCAAAGACTCACCGATCAAAGCATATCCATACCAGATCGCTAGTGGCCAGCAGCAGTTGATGGCGCAGGACTTTGATGACCGAATCGACATCATTCCTGTCTCTGACCCCAACATTTTCTCCATGAGTCAACGTGTCATGCTTGCCCAAGAGATGATGCAAATGGTTCAGTCGAACCCGCAGATTCATGGGCCGCAAGGCATGTACGAGGCGTATCGTCGCATGTACGAAGCGATGGGCGTGCAGCAGGTTGAGCAGTTGTTGCCTCCACCTCCACAGCCACAGCCTATGTCTCCAGCCATGGAGAACGCTGGGTTCTTGCAGGGTCAGCCAGCACAAGCTTTTCCTGATCAGGATCACGACGCCCACATACAGGCGCATTTGACGTTGTTGAAGTCTCCGATTGTTTCCGCGATGCCACCTGGGCAAAGCCCTGTGGCTGGCATGATTCAGGCGCACATCTATCAGCACGTTGATTTCAAGGCGCGTGAAATGGCTCAACAAGACCCTGAGATTCAACAGATGCAGCAGCAAATGCAGCAGACTCAGCAACAAGGCCAGATGGACCCAATGATGATGCAGCAGGTTCAGATGCAAATGCAGCAGATGCAACAGCAGATGCAGGTGATTATGGAAGACAAGGTTGCTCAGATCACAACGCAGATCATGGAAGATTTGGCTCAAGATCTTGCACCGCCACAGCAGAATGATCCTCTGGTCGAATTGCGTGACCGTGAGCTTGATATCAAAGAAGCTGATCTGCAGCGTAAGGCTGAAGAAGCTGATAGAAGAATTAATCTGGAAAGTGAGCGAATTGATAACACTGCCGACATGGCGGATGAGCGAATGGATCTGCAGCGCGAGTTAGCTGAGATGAAGGACGGAGTCGCTCGTGAACGAATAGACTTGCAGAGATCAGCCCAAATGGCTAAAACTGCAGAGAATATGGCGAAAGACTTTTTCGGTAATCGATAGAGAGATTTACAATGAGTTCAGTAAGACAGAAGATGGCGGCAGTTCAGAAGTCCGTCAACAAGGCTCAAGAGGCTTTACGCAATGGAACAGAACAAGAGTCTATTGAAGAGATTGATCAAGCGCCTGAGGCGGTGGTTGAAGAAGTCATCGAACCCGAAGCTGTAGAAGAGTCAGGAGAAGACGATTCTTCTGAAGAAGAGTAAAGAATATGAGCTTAGTGCCATTAGACGGCTCGCTTGGGTCGATGGGAGAACTCAAACGCCTAGGGATGCTGGACGCTATGCGTAATCGTGGCTTTGGCGGACCGCGGACGCGGGGGCCTGGAGGCCCAGCGGGAACTATGAAGGCGTTGCCTTATAGACCTAAAAATACAGGTCAGCAATTCGGTCAGATGGGAGGCGGCTCTACGGTCCCATCGTTGCAAGAGTTGCTTGCACAGCGCGGCTTTGATGCGCCAGCAATGCAGACAGGTATGCAAGATCAAATGATGAGGATGTTCAAAGACCCAGTTACAGGCGAAAACAGAACTGGTGGCGCACATTCTGCAAACCACGCTAACGCCATGAGTAATTTTTACGGGCAAAACCCAGAGGCTCTGGAGCTTGCGAAGCAGTACAACACCGACCCCACGCAATTTGGCGGCTCTGCTTCTTCTCCAGGCAGCACGACTACTACGGTGGTCATGCCTGATATGGCAGGACGTGGAACGGTGATGGACCAGCGTTATCGCTCTTCTCTTCCTCAAGGCGGTGGAATCGGCGGTGGGTTTGGCGGTGGCTTCGGGAGTCCTTTCGGCGGCGGTTACGGTGGCCGAGGTGGATTTGGTGGTGGCTATGGTGGGTTCGGTGGTGGATTTAACCAGCAACCACCTATGTTTGGCGGGTTTGGTGGCTTTGGCGGCTTCCCTCCTCCACAACCTTCATATGGCGGTGGATTTGGTGGAGGCTTCGGTGGTGGATTCGGTGGTGGATTCGGCGGGGGCTTTATGGCTCCAAGACCACCATACGGCGGTGGCTTCGGAGGAGGCTATGGCGGTCCAGGATTCGGCAGTCAAATGCCTTATGGCATGGGCGGGCCAGCGTTCCAACAAGCATATGGCGGCGGACAACAGCGTATACCTAGATTCCCGATGCCCCAATATGGCGGTGGCTTCGGTGGGTTCGGTGGCTTCGGTGGCGGAATGGGGTATTAAAGATGAGCGAGAAGTCTTACGAAGAACAATACAATGAATGGCTTGAGTCCATGCCTAAGCCGAAAGAAGAAGCTAGACGACCTATAGGCAATTTAAGCTCAGACATGCTTGGCCCGCTTTTCGCCTCTGGCGTGATGGATCCAGATAAACTAAGAAGAAATCTAATCAATGACGATTTCTTTGTTGATAAGACGGGCATATTTGGTGAGGAAGGCAAGAAGTACAATATTCAACTGCCTAAAGATCAAATAAATTTAGCGCACACCAAATTTATTATGACACCTCCTCCTCCTCCGCCTAAGATGGAAGGCAGGTATGTTCCGCCAACATCAAACCTTGGCACACCAGATTCATTGATTCCCAGCAACATTGTTGGTCAGTCTTTTGATTCAAGTTTTGCAGAAAGCTTTAGACCGCCACCTCAACCGCCTGGTAGCACCTTTGGTGGATACGGTCAGCAAGCACCCATGCAGGCGTTGGCGCCTTATGCAGGTATGGCTCAATCCAATCCACAGCCAACAGACTTTTTCCCGACATATATTCCTAGGCCCGACCCTGTATTTGAGACGGTGCAGAGGCCTGAGCCTAATAGGCCAGCACCTAGGCCTTATGCAGTCCCAGTTATGGGCCGTGGCCCAGGCGACAATCCCGGCAGCAGCATGATTAACTATGATGTTAACGAACCTTACTATGTCAGCAGATAAATGGATTCAATATCTCTCGCGGCCTACATTTATAAGAAGATAGATCAGTATGAGGAATCTCATGTTGATTACATAACCTCTGGCAATATCAAGGATATGGAGGACTACAAATTTGCGATGGGTGAGTTATCAATGCTTCGCACCCTTCGTGATGAACTAAAAGAAGCGTTGCATTTTGAAGGAGATCCCCTCGATGAGTGATCTATTATTAGATTCCATCGCATCAAAACCGTCCGTTACGGATGCATATGTGAATGA